CTTATTACCAAATACGTCTGTTGCTGTAACTAAAATGTCTTGCTTTGTTCCAGCAGCACCTGAAGCAGGAGCAGATACTGTAAGAGTATTAATCTTACCAGCAGTTCCCTGTACGTAGTAGGTAAGTGTTGTACCTTGGTTTGTTATAACAACTGTTCCAATTGCTGTCGTTTTAGTATATACATAAAACGTTGCTGTTGTTCCTGTACCAGTCGCAATGGATAAACTTGATGATCCAGATGCCGATGTTACTGGTGCAGCGGTTGTGTGTAGTGCAGACACGATTGTTGCGTTTGTTGCTACAACAGAAACTACTGTTCCTGTGTCAACTGTTGCGACGAACTTAAGTGCGTCTGCAGCGTCAACTGTGTTGTCTGCAGGTACTGGCAATGAAGCAGGTGTTGAGATTGATGAAGCGGTTGTGTTAGCCGTTCCAGCAAGATCTACAGCGACTGTCATTACAGCAGCACTTGCAGGTGTTGCTACGATTGTGCCCAAAGTCATGGCTGCAACCATGGCTAGTGCGATTTTCTTAAATGAGTTCATTTAATTTATTTCTCCTTGTTTTATAGTGTTTTTAGTCTGTCCAGGTAGTCTTTTATTTCTTCTATCTGGCTAGGTTTATATTGTATCACGTTCTCAGGTAGTTCGTCAACTCGCTTAGGTCTATCCCTAAAAGTATGAACCTCTACCTCAGTGTCTGTATTTTTTGGGGTATGTGATATTGCCCCAAATATTGCTCCACACACAGCATCAGCCAAGTCCTTTGACTTTTTGCGGGGGTGGTCAACTTTATCATTTCTCATAATCTTTAATTGGGTTAGTTCATCAAATAATAAATCTATGGCTGGCATGGCAAGCCTTTCCTCATAGACAAGCATAGCCATATCTTCGTAGTGCTTCTTAGCAACAGAAACAGTATCAGTTCTCATTCCAACCTGCTTTAATTCATTTTGAATATCAAATGATTGCCAACGGTCAAAGGAAACCATTCCAACATCAAACCCTATCCTTCTGAGGTTCTGGATCCATTGTTTAACCTCAGAGAGATTAACTGGGCCTTCCACCTTTGGCTCCCACCATGCTACTGCATCTACTACTACAATAGGTGCTACCTGCTCATAGTTATTAATGACTTGTATGTTTACCCATTTTTCTACGTGTGCAATTGCTACCGCACACTTATCATGTTTTTGTGCAAGGTCAGCATGAACATAATATTTTTTAGTAGGGTCTGGCTTAAATGATTCGTCAAATCTTTTAAAGTTATCTATTGGGTTTCTTAATGTCATACAGGCTCTTACTTTTTCTGCCTGCTTAAAAAATGCATCAGAAGCAAAAGTTGGTACGCATGCAAAGCGCATCATTGCATCTCCAAGGTCTGTCATAAATGCAATCATAAAGTCATCAATCTTGCGAGTAGGATTTACTTCCCATGTAGGTCTCTTTAGTGCAAACACTCCTGGATACTTGTATGAGATTATATGATCTTCATCCCACGAAATTTGAAACTTATTATCTGGGTCCGTGTCTGGAAGTAATGGATTAATTATAAATTCGTGTGTTTTTTCAACTGATTCTTTTTCAGCAATCACTGCATCATACTTTTCTGAAATAAAGTCGCCTGGAAATCTTGGGAACGAAAGTAAAACAACCTTTCCAAGGTCTGGGAAACGAGAATCTACTGATCCACGGAAAGCCTTGTAGATGTTGTCTGCAGTCTTTCCTTGTTCATTTCCAGTTCCAACCTCAGATGCAAAACCAGAAATCTCATCAAGCACTGCAAGTAACAAGTTCAAACCCTCATGTGACTCACGCTCTGAGTGACCAGAGTAAACAGTAATTGATTTATCAAACTCAACTGAGTCTGCCTTAGCATTATACTTTCCAGCAAACCAAGGGGACTTTTCAATCTTAGATTTAAAACCTTTAAAGAAAACATTTTTTGCTTGTTGTGCGTTAATAGCAACATTGATAAGGTCTATAGCATCTCCAGAGGGCTTACCAAAATACTTTGCAGGGTCTTTAAGGCACAATAGTTTATATACTATATATGAACATGCTACGGTTGATGTAAAGTCTTTTCCAGATCCCTTGCCAAGTTGCAGAATGATTTCATTCTTTGTGTATTTTTCATAATAACGAGTTCCTTCTTCTTGCCCCATTATGTCTATCAAATCTTCTTTACGATATATCTGGCTCATGGCCTCAACAATGTCATATTGAATATCTGAAAGTGGTGGCTGACCAAGATAGTCTGGAGACTCAACAAATGTCTTTGCGTTTACTGGGGTTTCTTCAAAGTGATTGCTTTTAAGAACTTCTAAAAAATCATCAAAGTCTGACATTACTGCTCACTAATTGATTCAGATACAATCGTTACTACTTCGTTTTGCTTTGCAATAGCAGATAGTCGCTGCATAATAATATCTCTTACTTCAGGATGTTCTGACGCTATGTCTCTAAGAATTCCCACAAGAACTTCTTGCCTTCTTTCAATCTCTATCATTTCTTCAGCAAGTTCTTTGTTCTCAAGAAGGCCAGCCTTTTGTAGCATGTCAATTCTTTTAGACTCAATGTCCATTACAAGTTTAATTGCAGCAGTCTTTGCACTAAGATTATTAGTCATTGATGCCTCATCAATAACTTCGTATGTGCGAGATACAAGTTTGCTATAGTGTGTATCTGCAGCAGCAAGTGCTTCTTTAGCACGAGCACGAATAGCGTCGTTGGCAGATGCCATGACCTTCCATTCATTAATAAGGGTTACGACTTTGGTTCTTGGTATGTCCAGTTGCTTTGAAATTACTGTAGGGTCATTGCCCTTTAGGTATTCTTCTACTACTTGATTAACTTGATCAAGATGTTTAACTAGATCATCTTCAGTTGACATTGTTTAATTCCCTTGCTATTTTTAGCAGTATGAGATAACCGATTAGGTCATCTAAATCATTATCGCCAACATAAGATCCACCTCTAGTTATTCTAGAAAGTTTGTCATCAATGCGAACATGCAGTTGCTCTACACTGTCTGATGTAGCAAAAACTCTAACAGGATTGAGAGCAGAATCTCCATAAGATTTATTTTTTGCAATCAGCATCTCTTTAATCTCATCACAAACTTGAGCAATGGTAAACTGTGTCTCAGAACTCATCTTCGTCCTCCTCGTCACTTAAGTCAAAAATATCTGGAAAGTTTTTAAAGGAATTAACAACATAGGCTATGCCTACTGAACTAGCCACGGTAATTGCTAAAATAATCTTTTTTGTTTTACTCATCGTTTAGACTTCCTTAATCCAAATTTTGCAAGATACACATAAATAGTTTCCACGCTTACCCCACACTCCTTTGCAATCTCTTCTGGAGTCTTTTTGTCCATAAGATAACGCTTACGCATAAAAACTTGTGATGTATATAGTTTAGCAGCCATGATGTTATTTGTCAACTCCAATTGCTTTACCCCAGTTTTTTATAGCCCAATGACCAATGCCACACGCATCTGCGACATCATTATCAGTAATAGTTCTATCATAGATTGTATTAATAAACTTTATAGTTCTTTCTTTTCTAAGCATACGCTCATGCGCTTTATAGTAAGACTCAGACTTTCCAGGTATTTGTGAACGAATAAGCAACTGTTCATCCTTAGATATTTTTTTATTACCTATAAAATTTTGCCAAGTAATGGGAGAAACTTTTCCTATAACCTTTGTACCAGTTTGCCCTGCTGATCCAAGTATTGCTCCCTGCACCAATGCAAGATCTGCAGCAGTCTTTGGGCTATTCATAAACACGGTGTGCTCAATTACAATTGCCTCAAACCCACCGTAAATATCAAAAAATGCTTTTACCTTTTTACCAGCATCCATAACCTTTTCGTATACATTGTTTCCTTCAAAATATATTTTTCCTATAGAGTCAAGATCGTCTCCAGAAAATAATGCAAAAGCAAGACTATTAGTACTAGCGTCAATGGCACAAATAGTCTCTGGCTTTATT